TATAGCCCGTGTACCCAGTAGCACCCAGAAGAACAGTCTTCATATTTGCAAGGGTAATTTTCCTTGTTGCTGGAGATGTGGAAACATTTGCAACAACAGGAACCAAATCTGTGTCAGTAATTGTGGTTACTGCTGTCAGTTCTGTTATTTTTTTACCCGGGTAAGTTGCCATGGTTTTTGTTTTTAAATGCCAATTATCCTATTGTCCAAGTATTCGTTGGTTCCGCTTCTTCCGTATAAGTTCCGGTCCCACCTTGGCTAATGAGAATCAGGTCGCCATCTTCGTAAAGCATATTTTCTCTTGCTTCAGTCAACAGGTAAAGGACGTTATATTGTGACGTCCATTCATCCGCCGCCTGCGTTTGTTTGGTCCATGTACCCATTAACGTCTTCCTATCACATACACCGTCGGAGTTCCACTACTAATAACGTGGACCTGCGTGCAAGCAACATCAAACTCCATAACCCCATCTGTTGATTGAATTAAAAAGTCATTTAAGGTTGCCGCCCTGTCAAAAGCAATGTAAGCGTCTCCGCTGGTTCTAATATAAATTGCGGACACGTTATTAACAAAGTCGATTGACTGGTCTGCTCCCGATGCTGTTAATTTTTTTATTTCTCCTGATTCAGTTACCGCCATTCAAAAATCACCTCCTACTTATAAACTTGATAGTTTAATATTTTATCCATAAATTTAATTTCATGCGTTCCCTTATTTGCCCCAGAGTCCCCGGTTTGAACAACCTTCATATGCGTGGCCGTCAATCCTTCAATCTGGCTTATTTTATAACCCAATTCCCTCGCCTTAATACCAAAAAGAATGTCTAATCCTCCATATTTGTATGGGACATTTTCATCAATTACATATTCCATTCTCTCTAAGTTTGTTATCCTAACAGAACGCTTCGTTTCAAACCAGTCCCCCTTCATTTTTCTGAAAACTTCAGCCTTAATTAATGTGCAACCAATACCTGTCCAAAGTATTTCTCCTTTCTTAATGCAAACACATCCCCATTGTTTTTCTCCTACAGGATAATCAACCGCAACAATGTCCCCACCGTCTTTAAGCATTTTTTTCAATGCCCCACCTGGAACAAAGACGTCCTCTTCAACCATCCAAACATAGTCGGGATTCCATTTAAGGGCGTTGGATACTAACGTATTTTGGGCTTCAGGAATGGGTAAATCGTGCGTAAAAAATAGTTTAACATTCTCCATCTCTTTACGCACCTGATTTACATTCCAAAGAACAGATTCAATCGTTCTTGAATGTAAAGTACCCCTAGTTGCTATGCAAACCGCCAATCTCATTTTTTCATTTGATATTCAAATAATTTAGCCATTAGACTTTTCTTTTTGGCAATATTCCCTTTTAATGTTGGCGTTGAACAATAAGGACAAATATCAACCCATACATAGAAAATTTTCATACACTTGGGACACTGTTTTGCCGCCCTTCGGCTTGTAATCTCCTCAATTCTTTCTTTTGGTATTCTTTTAAAGAACCTCAACTCTCCACCACAATTCTTGTCAGGGCAATACAATTGTTTTTTACCAGGAAACGTGCCTTCGCACTTTAGACATTTATAAACATCCAAAGACTCCCGAATAATATTTTGTTTATTCCTGAGTATCTTTTCTACTGTTTTTACCTCTTCCTGCATATTTGATATTGTGGTTAATCCAGTCTCCCGTTAACCGAGGATTTTTTGAGTCATCAGCCCATTACAGCATCACGGAGTGATTACCGTGAGAGCAAAATCAAACTCCCCATTACCAGTGACGGTTGTTACGACCTTATCTCTATCCCGAACGCCGCCCTCAGATTCTTAACACCGTATATAACGTCTACAACTAACAATGTGCCAAGATACTCCAAAATGTATTCACTCTGGACTCTAGGTTTCTGTTGCATTGCTAACGCTATCGCTTCCTTGTGGAAGAGGATGTTGTGGTACTGAGTTGGCGTACCTGCTGTCGTTGGAACCTGGTTCGTGTAGTAAGCTGGGATACCCCAAAGCTCGCCCCACAAAGAACTAGATTTCGGACCTACTGCCGCCGGCATCGCACTTTGATAGTTTCCGAGGTAGTCAGCTCTAACGAATTGGTCGATTTGCGCAATTGCCGTCTTTTGGGTTGGGTGGAACACGAATGCTCTACCAGCCAAAGGTGCGTTTGCCAAATCTAAGGCCTCAATAGCGTTTAAGATAACAGCGTTTGTAACGTCAGTACCGTAAGTACCAACATCAGTGTTGCTGAATCCTGCATACAAAGCTAACAAATCGGTGTCAACTGCTTCCGCAATTGCAAAACCTGCCTTGCTTGTGTATTCCGCCATTAAGTCATAGTTAGACTGAACCTTCACAATATCTTCAACCAAGAAAGATGTCTCCTTGTGCTTGTTGATATTGATTGTGGTTTCCGTCTCGGTTACCGTCTGAAGAGTAACTTGAGTATTGGCACTTTTGTCATTGGCTGAAAGATTACTCAAGTTCGGAATGTGGATTGTGTCTCCACGCTTCTCTACTAGAGAATCATACCTTTTTACTAAAGGAGCCATAACAAGAGCATCTTCGGTTGCCCGAAGAGTCTCCATTGCCCATACATCTGGGATAAATTTATCCGCAGTAGTTACCGTAATTTGGTCTGTACCTAATGCCATTCTATCTCACCCCCAATCTTAGCGTAATAAAAATAAACAATACGCTCAAAATAAACTATGTGAGTTCACCTTTTTGGAGTGCCGATAGAATTTTATCTCTATTTTCCTCGTACCACTTTCGTCCGTCTGGAGACGAAAGAATTCTTGCTAAAGATTCTTTAGTTACTTCACCAGCGTCCCCTGTGGTTTGAGATGACGGTCTTTCCGTAAAGGTAGAACCACCAGCCTTATTGGCTTTCTTAATAGCCCAATCAAGTAACTCTGGCTCGTGCAAGTCTTTATACGCCGCTTCGGGATTATAAATGCCGGTTTTCTTTATATGGTCCATGACCGCCTCCTTGTCATACTTAGGTCGGCCGTCCTCCCCATCATAAATTCTGTTTAAGCGACTATGCTCATCCTCCAAAACCATTTTGGCTTCGAGATTGCTGATTTCCTCTTTGAGACTCTTCCTGACTTCTACATCAGAAACGAATCCTAAGTTTTTAAGGAATTCTTTCGCTCTCACAATTTCCGGCGTATCCGCTATAGGCTTACTTGCAAGTGGAATTGTTGTATCGGGAGTTTCCTCCTCCTCTTCTTTCCCACCAGCCAACTGTTCCTGTAGAGCCTGATTCTTTCGAATCAGTTCACCAATACGCTGTTGAGCCCTGCTCTTTCGAGCTTGCTCTTCTTCATCTACACCACCAGGTTTAACTGTCGTAGTGTCTTCGGAAGTTTCTGTTTCAGGTTTTTTCGTCTGCTCTGACGTTTTTTGTTCTTCAGTTTCCTTTTCCGGAACTTCGTTGTCAGTCGGCGTTGCTGACGGAGTTATATCCTCCTTATCGCCGAGGGTTGTGCTTTTCTTCAATATGCTCACCCCCTCGCATACCGAGAGTGGTCTGGGTTCGAGAGCAGAAAGGAAGAGTCCAGCGCCTGCCCGACATTGAACTGCTTGGCCCTCAAGCCCATATCACTCCCGGTACGTAATACTATTTAAAACTGCTAATCAAGTCCGTGGACCTGATTAATGTCATCAATTATAGACTGAACGTCATTGTCTTTGGAATGGGTAACTTTTTTTCCATATAAATCACAGGGGATAATTTCAGCGAAGTCTCCGTATTCTTTCTTAGCTTTTGCCACTTGGTCAGAAAAAATCTTTACTTTATACTTTTCTGGTCTCACTGCTTTCATTATTTTTGCCATAACTTTACTTAGTCCTAACATAGCCCCCAACACTTGTCAAGAGTGAGGGTTTAACTCCCAAAATCTTTGCAATATAATTTTTACTGAAAGACTTCGGATAAACTTTCCTTCCTTTATTATTTTTTCTGGACATTTATCTTAAAACCTCGTTTTCCTTC